CTTACAATAATCTATTAATTCTTGTCTCGTTGAAGGTTGCGCCATGGTTAATAACCTCTTAAAATATTTATGATTCTGTTTTTATTATGGAAGAAAGAATTTCTTGTTGTTTTAAATACAACTTGAAGTAACATTTTGCAATTTCTTTAATCTGATCTAAATCTGAGATGGAGTCAATTTCAGATGCTGCTTTAAAGTATTCAAAACTTTTACTCAAATTTTCTAATTCTATTTTATTTGGATCCATTGATTAACTGCCTTAGTAAAGATTTAATTTCGTCCATATCATTTTTTATATTAGCAACTTCTTCCTCAATAGAATGTACTTTTTGATTCTCTTTTGATTTAATATCTCGCATTGCTAGATATTCGTTATACCCAGTCATATTTGTATTAATAATTGAGTTTGTTACTGGATCTCTAACTAAGTCGGAGTGTCCAGAAACTTTTATATATTCCCTTGTCATTTTATGCTAAAGCAATTGTTCTAAGTTCTTTAAATCTTGGGGGATAAGCTTGATTTGTTCCTGTAGCAACAATTTTAATTCTATAAAATTTAAATGATGGCAATTCATTTACAGTAAATACATTTTCTTTATAATCAAGTTGATTTGATTCGAAATCAAGTATTTGAGACTTTGAAACAAAAGAATCTGGCGCTCCATCATTGTTTTGTGCGTCAATAATTCTTCCTCTATAATCTAAATTAGTGTATCCAGGAAAAGGTACAAATATAGGATCAAATCCGCTACGATCACTGATAGCGTAAAAAGCTCTAATATCAGAGTATTCATTGATATAAGCAGAAAGAAGAATTTTTAATGAAGTTGCTGGATTTTCTAAATTGACTTCCTTAGAAATATATGTAAATGCTGTAGGATCATTTAAAAGACTATTCGCTCTGCTATCAGTAGCGTAATCTGTAATTATACTGTTAATTCTGTTCGAAATAAAAATAGCACTCACTCTTTGAGTGTCAATAACAGGAGACACTCTAGAATCAGTAGTTTCTAAATCTAATTGCATATTGAATGACCTGTTGCCCGGCAAAGCAAGTCCAGTTAAATTATTTGCTTCGTTAATGTCTGAACAAACTATTCTAGTACTAGTCAAATAATTTGATTTATTCAATGTTACATTTTCATATCCTGCGTTCTGATAAGGAACTTCAGTTCCACTTAAACTTTGTCCTGTTATAGTTCTAATTTTAGCATCTAATTTAGTTCCAGTTACAACTTGATGTTGTACCATTGGAGAAATAATTTCAAATGGTATATTTTGTGTTGATTTGATTTGATTGCCACCAGAGAACTTAGATTCATTGAAATAAAGTTTGGGGAATCCAACATCAGTGCTTCTATCATTTCCATCAGATGCCATATTAATTTTAATATTATGAGAATCAAATGTTATTGGATTAGAAACCGTTGCATCGTTCAAATAATGTGTTTTATTAATTCTTCTAAGAGAAACTCCACCTAGTTCATATTTATAAACTAAAGTGCCCACTGGATAATTTTTCTTAAATCCTAATACATTTCTTGTTATAGTTCCTCCAATAGTATTGCCAGTAACTTGAGTATATCCAATAATTTCATCTCCAATCTTCAAGTATCCAACATTAGTTGTGCCAACTCCAACATTTTCGAATTGAGAGAATAAAGATGCATCTTCTACAGAAATAGCAGTTGTAGAATCTGTATCATACGCAGTGATAAGTTTAGTTGGAATAATGTCCGAATTTACATTAGATAAAGTTACATAATTATCCTCAAAGTACATACCACTATTAGTGTGATTAACTAAAATATGAAGTCCATCATTTACAACTTCAATATTACTAATTTGAACATTAGCACCATTACTTAAATTTAATTGCGTAGTTATTCCTGAATTGTTAATATAACTTACAGTGTTTCCTGCTCCAGAAACTATAAACTCACCTTGAACATTATCTAAAATAATCTCATTTACATTAGAAATAGATGTAACAGAAAGTTGTGCATTAAATCCTGTTGGAATAGTTCCAATAGTGCCTATCCCTAAAACGTCTCCTACCCGATATCCAATTCCACCATTATTAATGGTGGCACCAATTGCAACTCCGTTGTTAACGGTAATGTTTGCAGTCGCATTTCTTCCTGTACCAGTAATTGTTACAAGATTTACTCCGCCAAAAGTTTTTCCTCCAGATGATGGAGTATACCCGATTCCTGCGTTAATAATATTAAGAGAACCAGTAGCAGATCCAGCACTTCCTACATAGTTTCCTGTTGCATTAGTGCCGTGCTGTAAAACAGTATTGCCCAAGTTTAATTGGGTATCATTAATAGTATTAGCAAAACCGACTCTAATCTGCCTTGAACTAATATCAAGACTATTTGGTAATAATGTTGCTACTTGTTCATTCCCTTCTGACAATACTGGATTATAGAATTGAATATCTCCTTTGGTCACAAAGTCTGCTCTATACAAAGTAAATTTCAAGTCTTCCCATTGACTTGCATCCCAAGTTGAACCATTTTGAGATTTGAATAAAGAACCAAGATATGGTTGATTGGATATAAATGTTTGAGTTAATAAATCCTCTTCGCCAACTCTTGAAATAAACGCTTGATATTTTGTTGAAAGTGAGAGCAAACAAATTGCATATTCTCTACCATTACCTTCAAGATAAACAGGAGATTTAAAAGTAAATCTAGTTGCAGATGTCCCATCATTGGATATGTTTACTTGATCTGGATTGAGAACAACTTCCGAGAAAGGTAAAACTTTTTGAGTAGGAATCCCAGTCTGCATGGTTCTTATTTGTAATATAACTGGTATATCATTATCATCTCTAGATTGGAAGAATACATCACAACTTGTTAAGAAAATTCCATTATCTTCTTCAACTAAAAATGATTGTGCCAGTGGGTCAACCCAAGCATTTTGAACATCCGTTCTTGTTTGTGAATTAACTGTAGTTGATGAAATGAGTTGAGGACCTGTGGTGCTAAAAATAGCTCTTTCCTCAAACAATTGTTTATTTTCAATTCTAGCATTTCTAACAGAAGTAATTTCCTCTTGGAAAGTTTCTAAAACACCGCTAGCAGAATAAGTTTCTTCTCCAATTGTAGTTGCTCTATTTTGATCATTAGTTTGGCTGTTAATTAAGGTAAAAACTTTAGTTCCAGTTTCAAATCTAGGGTTACTAGATACATTTGGATTTGGTATGAAGAAACTAAAAATGCAATTAGAAGAAATATCTGATATTATTTGCAAATCGTTTAGTGTTGCAATAGCACCACTAGTTTGTCCAACAAATATCATACCTGGAGCAACCCATCCACCATATTCTCCTTGAACTTTATCTGATAATGAAAAAGTATCTACATTAAGTATTTCTGAGGTAGATGAGTATGTACTTGGAATTACTCTATTGGAATATGGACTTTGGGTAAATTGAAGGGTGGGATTAATATAGGGACCTTCTCTATGTTTTGGAGCTGCTGCTCTAAAAGTTATTCTTGGGGTGACTCCTGGAACATCTCTATTCAATCCAGAGTTATTCATTGTACCAATTATAGTCTCTCCAACTTGGAAAGATCCAGAAATCATACTAATATTAAGAAGTTTTGGCACACAATAATTTGTAACATCAATCCCATCAAAGAATCCATATAATTTTGTATTTGGTTTTAATCTCTTAGCAGTGATTTGAACATTTCTAGATCTCATAAACTTAACGAGATCTCTACTAATCATTCTTTCTCCAGTTGATGTGACATCAAACTGTTCTGTAATGAAAGTTTGAGTACCTGTTCTAGATTCCTGTCCAGTTGTTGTAGAAGTTGAAATAACATCTTCGATGACATTTTCTGTTGTAGTAACTTCTTGTCTTTGCCAAGTAAAATTTCCCCATCTACCATCAGGAGAAAATCCCCAAGCATGAAATCCTCCTCCAATATTTCTTCTATTTCTTTCTACTACTTCTGTTCTTTGAATGGTTTCAACTATTCTTTCTGTACCTATCCAATCAGTTTCCCAAGAGTTCCAAGCAACAGGAGCAAATCCTTTATTTGGATCGAAACCTAAAGTTGCAACGGCGGTGGCAATAGTCTGCGAATAGTTTCCTTCTTTATTGATAATTTTTGGTTCTAGTCTAACAGTATCTAACCAAGTATCAGATGGTGGAGTTAATTCTAAGGTAGCTTGCCAAAAACTTATAATGTATGGAGTGATACTTTCGGTTCTTGTTGCAAAAGTTTGTTTTAACCACTCAACTTCAGTATAATTGAGAGTTACAATATCACCAGTTTTTTTAATATTATTTCCTTCTGGATTAGTAAATGCCAAATCTCTATTTGGATCAATATTTACGACAGGTCCAAATGCCAAATCTAAACACGTTGTATAGTGTTTTGGTCTCGTTTCTCCATTTTTTACATCAATACTATTATTGACGGGAATTTGAGATTCCTGTGGAAGTAATGTTTTAAAATTATCGACAGCAAATCCAGATTTAAATCTGTTTAATCCATTTGAATCTGGGATGAACAAACTAGAAGTACTTGTTTCTAGTAAAGATAAAGATGTGTAATACTCTAAATTTTTAATTCTATTTTCCAGTCTTCTAATGTCGGACATTGTATATCCTTTATTTTCCAAAAATCTGATGGAGGCATCAGAAACATTAAACAGATATGGAGGAAGTTTTATTGATGCTATTTCTAAACAACCATCAATAACTGTTGGTGGTTCAAAATTTTCTGAAGGAACTCCAGATGAAACTTGAAATCTTCCATCCGATGATAGAAAAATTCTATCCATTCTTCCCAGATAGTAAGAATATGAAAGAGTTATGGTTTCATCAGAGGCTAAAATATTGGTAGCAGTATTTCCTGTTGCGTTAAATGTTCTACCTTTAAATTCCAATGGAGATCTAGAACCAGGAGATACTGTATAATTAGAAACTCTTGGTCTTATATCAATAATATCAGTATTTCTGATTCCATTCACTTTTGAGACATCTTTGATATAATCAAAAGATTGATATGAATTTGTTGTCGTAATGTCTCCATTATCAGAAGAATCATAGAATGTATTAATAAAGTAAACTTTGATTTTTCTCAATGGTTGAGAAGTATATTGGTTTCTTTTTATAACTCCATAGTTATAGAATAATCCATTTTGACCATTGTTAAAAGTAAATTTCGATGATATATTTAAACTTGGACTACTGAGTGATGAAATAACAGCTTGAACACTAGATTCTTTAAATTCGACTATTTCGCCCTCAATGAAGTTTGAACTAGATTTTATAATAAATGTTATTTGAGAATCTGTTAATCTTTCAGCAATTATTCCTGATGCCCCAGAAGTTTTTCCAAAGATTTTTTCTCCTATCACCAAATCTGTTGTTTTTGATGTGGGACTATTAATAGATGCCAAAGTCATTTTTGGTGCCGATGGATCATTATTATCAGTTGATTCAAAAACACCTAGAACATTAATTACATCTGGCCCATTCAATGATATTACATCATCCTGAACTCTAGTTCCATATGGATAATTTCCATATGTTAATCCATCATTTAGCGTTGTGCTTCCAATTCCAGAAGCAGAATTTTTAGATTTATTAATAACTAAAGTATTAACTCTATTTTTATTTTTTATTTTTGATGTTGGTGAAATTTTTCTTAAAGTTGTATATAGAGTCGCTCCAATATCATTGGATCCAAGACCATAGATTTGGAGGGTATTAAAATTTGAAGAAAAACTTAGTTTGTCTGATCTTAAAATTTCATATGATCCATCAGATCTAACTAAAGTGTATCTTTCTTCATCAAATGGTAAAAATGTTTCGTTAGTTCCTGCAGACACTGCTAATGAAAGTTGTCCACTTACAATATCTACATTGTATTGTTTTCTGATACTTATTGATGATGAAGACAAATCAACTGACGAAATTGTTGATTTTGGTAAAACGGTATAAAATGTATTATCTGAAGAGGAGTCAAATTTTGATGTTAAAACACTAAAATCAGTAGCATTAAATGTAGTATTAGGGAGAGATCCATTTACAATACCGGAAACAGTTGTTACTCCAGAAACAGTAACTTGAGTTGTTCCAACGCTAACAATTGATGCAACAATCGGATCTGTATAATTTGGATCACTGTATCTAACCAGTGTTCCTACTTTTAAATTGTTATTTGGGAAATTGACATTAGTTGATGTTACTGTACTTATTCCAGCATGAACTGGAGAAATAACCGCAGTTCCAACATCCAATGATATAGATGGAATAATATCTGCAGTGAAAGTTTTTGCAGATCCAACAATTCCATAAACGGATTTTACATCAGATATTCCGTATGATGTTACCGCTATTGAAACTCTAGTGTCATTGATGCCATTAATCGTAAATGATTCATTGGTTACAAATTCGCCATTTTTTTCATAAACAGAAAAAGTTCTTTGACCAGTAACTGCATCCTTCAAAAAGGCAGTTGCCCCACTTCTATTTCCTTTTATATAAGTCGGAACAGTTAATGTGATTGGTTCATTTACCGTAATTTCTGATGTGGTTTGGATATCATATAAAGATATTTGCCAACGATTCAAATTTGAGTTGGTTGTATCATAAGATCCAGACTCTAATTTAAAATCATAGACTCTTGCTAATCCAATTTCTTTTCCTGCACTAGTAGTTTGACTCGATCCTACTCTTTCACTTCTTAAACTAAGGACATATGTATTACCAATTCCTGTAATTGGGGAACCATATACTCTGTTTAATGTAAAAGATGAACCAGTATTAAAAGCAAATGATTGATTATTTAAAGTTTTTGTTGTTCTTGGTTTTGGTACATCTAGATAATTAGAACTTATTGTTTCGACTTCATATCCACGTACAAATGCCTTTCCCGGAGAAACTCTATACAATGCGAGATTATCATTAGGAACAGACCCAGCAGGAGTTAACTGACTTTCTGTATATATCCCTCTATTACCCTCTTTGTCATTTAGAGACTCATTTAAAAATATATCAAATGCCTTTGTCGTATAATTTCCAGATTCTGAAAAAGTTCTTCTTGCAAATTCATCTGCAATAATATTATAGTCAGTGTTTGTCTTTTTAGATCTTAAAGTTCCATTTTCAATGGTGGCAAGTTCAACAAAATTATTATCATCAAAATCATTCAGTGCTTTTTTGGTAAGTCTAATAGATATTTTTAATCTATCAGCGCCTGGGGCAGCATAGTTATTGTATCCTTGAGAATTGTCATTTAATGTTTCATCCAGATCAGAATTAATAATTTCTTCCGTTACAAATAATCCAACTCTATAATTAGGAGTGTTTGAATATTGATCTAATAAAAGCACTTCAGATTCTACCGATACAAACCTTCCTCGAATAAAATAAACTCCATTGGTTATTTGAAAGGAAGAACCTGTTGATGTTGCCTCTGCTTCTAATGTAGATGCAAAAGGTTGTCCTGCAGGAATAATGGTAGATCCCAAATCCTCTGTCTGAATATTTTCAGAACAAGTTAATAATTCGCCATCAGAAAAAGTTTCTACAGTGTTGTTAACTGGATCAGAATTTAAATACTGAATATAAAGAGTTGTCTTTCCTCTTTCTGATCCTTCTGAACCTGTAGATAATAGTGCCCTATCAACTACAGCAGTAACTCCAGATGTTAATCCTGTTATTTTTTTGCCAACTAAAAGACTTGCGTACAAGTCTACAGGCACTCCAAGATAAGTATTCTGTAATTGAATGGAATAATAGAAAGCATTATATGAAGTATTTCCCGGAATAACTTTAGCACCTTCTTTAAAGAAGTGTTGACCAAATCTTTCGATTTGATTTTGTAATATTGATTGTAGTGTAGTTAATTCTCTTGCTTGTACAGGATATCCTGGTTTAAAAAGAACTTGATAATAGTCCTTATCTTTTGCTCCTGTTCTTAGTGCATTGAAATCATCAAAATATGGAGCAACGTTGAGATTGGTAACCTGTGACATAGTTGTTTAGAATTGCAATATTACTTTAATGTCTTCTTTTTGGTTAGATGAACGGGTGATAGAAGGTCTATTATCAACATAAATTATGTTTCCAGAATATTTTTTAACTTCTGGATTTGATATTCCTTTTGTGAAGGATTGTCCAAGATAGTAAGTTCTATTATTTATTATCGTAGATACACCAGTAAAAGAAGTATCAATTCCTAAAGAAACTGAACCACCAGAAATAGTAAGATTTCCAGATCCAGTTGGAGAACTTAAAAATCTATTTAAGTTATATCCATAAACTGGATTTGTTGTACCAATTCCAGCTCCAGGAGTTGTTGTAAAACCAGCAAGCGTTCTATCCTGCCAATATTTTAAAACTCCTGTTGTTGGATCATAACTGACTACCTTACCTGCCGCTGTAACTCCAGTTCCCGTTGTTTGAGTAATAACGGAGTCTGCTGTAAAAGTAGCAGTTCCAGAACCACTTCCTGTTAGTTTTAATGCATAAACAGCACTTGCCTTATCCAAACTTAAATTTTGAATCGAATCATATGCTTTTGGATTTTCTACTACACCAACTCGTGCTATTTGATTTCCAGTAATGAAATCAGGATTTTCTATATCATTTTCTATTCTTGAATAAAGAAGAACATTTTTTGCCCCAAGTTCTCTGTAAATGTCGTGACCATGCCCTCCTTGGGGGGAAATGATTACATTAAAAGTTGGTTGAGTTGAACCTTTTGGAACATTACCGGCACTTAAATCAATATTACCGTATGTATATCCGGAACCTTGATTTGATATATTTACAGATTCTACTTCTTGATCATTATTAATCGTTACCGTGCATTCTGCCCCAGTTCCATCTCCTTTTATAGGGACTCTAGTATAGGTTCTGTTAGCAGTTCCAACTCCTACTCCTCGATTGGTAATCGTTACAATTTTGATCGATCCGTCTACTGCATTGTCTCTTATCGCAGCATTTTCCGTAGAAGTTTCCCATTCTAGTGGAACGGGAATAAAATCGGTAGATTCAAATTTAGAAATTTCAGAGGCTTTTATAGTATATAAGTATTTCCAAATATATCCATCTCCACTAGTTCCAGCAGATTTTGGTTCCAAGTCAGTGAATGTTGGTTCATCCAATGAAGGTTGACCATTTGTTGTTTCAGGAGTTGTCCCATTTTGTAGGCATATATAAACTCTATACTCACTATTAACTACGAAATAATTTGCGGAATATAAAGTAGTAGCTCCAGATCTTGCCGGATTGGAAATACTATAATCATGGCGATACATATCGTATGTTATACCAGACCTCCAAAAACGCTTAGGAACAACGAGTCTTACATCACTATTAGTAATTTTTTTCAGTGCTATTACAGTATCCCAATAATTATTTTCTTCATCAAAATTATCTATGGGATTTGGTGGATTTACGTCCCAATCAGATTGAATATTAGTTGGATTTGGCAGTGCAATAAATGAATAATAAGCATTTGCCGTTGTAGTTACACCAGCAACAAAATTTTGTGCGTTTAATATTCTAACTTGATCAGTTATAATTGCTGACATTTTGAGATTTTTTATTTATTTATGGGTTTATAAAATATAATTTTGATACTTCAATGGATTTTTTCTACTTATTAGAGAACCTGTTCTAATACCAGTCACTCCATTTTGTGTATATGCATTGAATACATTTAAATCTGTTCTAGTGCTTAGAGTCAGTTTACCCCAACTATATTCACCATAGAAACTGCTAAATCCTAAACCTGTCAGTGAATTGTAATTAGATAAACTTACAGTTACTTTAGCAACATAAGTTAAACCAAATCCAACTGTATGAGTTTGTGCTATTGAGACTGAAGAAACCCTGTATACATTATCTAAACAAGTTGTTCCAACACCAATGACAGATCCATCAGAGTTTAAGGAAGTTACTCCATTACCAACATTAGAATTATATACAACAAAGTAATATCCCGTTTGGATTCCACTTACCGTTGTTACTCCAGTTACATCGGAGTCTCTTAAGAAAGAATCTTTAGAGATCAATAAGTCAAAAACAAGTCCTGTGGACGCAACACCAACTGATGTTGTTGATATACCTGAGATAATTCCAAAATCTCCTTCATAAGAAACGATGCGATTATTCTCAACAGTATTATCTGGAGATTCTATTAAAACAATGGGTGGATTTGAAGAAGTATATCCAAATCCAGGATTAGTGATTGCTATTGAAACAATACTACCATTAGAGATTGTTGCTAGAGCCAAAGCGGTAACAGTTGTACCAATTCCAACTCCCGTTGTTCCTGCAATGCTGACTGAAGGAGTTGTTGTATATCCTACTCCACCATCAGAGATAACAATTGACGATATTGTGCCTGCTACAGAAACTATAGATGTTGCTGCAGCAGAAACTTTTGTATCTTGTGAAACAATAATAATATCTCTTTGAAAAACAAATGGATCCGATCCACCTGCATTAGTTTCATTAATAGGATTAAAGAATGGTCTTACATTATCTACAAAAATTTCTGTGCTGCCAACTCCAACTGACTTAATCAAATACGCCGATGGATTGATAGATGCTTCATAGAGTTCTCTATTTTTTCCAACAATCTTGGAATCAATGAATAGATCTTCCATTTGTCTGCACCAAACAACTGGTCTTGACAAATCTGGATCATTTATATTTCCTGGTCCATAATATGGATTAGTTGAGACAACATTTACACTATCAATACTTGTCACAACTCTTTCTTCTTCTTGAAGAATTTCTGTTTGATTTAGGGAAGGAGAATAACTAATTGTTAGAGTATCTCCAATTTTTACAGTATCTAAAACTTCCCTTTTAATAACATCTATAGAACCAGATCCTTTATAGAAAATGACTTTAGAAGTGTCACCTTCTTTTGGAGCCTCGGTAAATGTTATTATGTTTCCTCCTCTAAAAGTGTACCCCTCTCCGGGGATTTGTAGAATGTCATTTATGAAAATTAATAAAGTATAGTCTACTTTTACTGATGATCCCGGAGCAGCGATGATAGAAACTGTCTCTCCTGCTTTCTTTAATGCAAAAATTCTTCTATCACCATCAAAAAGATCATCAAAACTATCTAAAACATCTAAGTCCCCAACACTCCATCCAGAAAACTTATCATTAATTGTTTTTTCTATTGTGATTGTAAAAGGAACATACCCACTTGTTGTTGGAATTCCCGTAGAACCTCCGATTGGTAAAGTTAAAGACTCACCTTGACCATATCCAAACCCAGTTGATTGAAGTTCAAAATCTATAACACTTGATCCTTGTCCAACAACAACATTTATTGAAGCAGACTGACCAATTCCTGGTATAGAACCACTCGCATAAACTAATGGAATATTAGAATATGATAGTGGATAATCAAATATTACATATGGTGGATTTGATATAGTATATCCAATCCCCGGATTTGTAACGGCAACACTTACAATATTTCCATTTGATACCGTTGCAGTTCCAATAAAGTGGATACTTGGAACATTCGTTGTCGAAGTCGCAACACCAACTCTAACAGTTTGTACTCCTACTCTATATCCAGATCCACTGTTCCCAATCGAAATAGACTGAATAGTCCCTGCAGCGGAGACAATCGCGGTTCCACCTGCTGCAACAAGTGGTTGATAACCGAATCCAGCACTAGATCCAACCGAAATAATTATTCCTCCTCTTGGGAATGATGAAATACCTACATCATATCCTATTGATTTTGCAGTTCCAACGAATGTTATTTTTGTTTCTCCAGATGATTCACTTAAAACGTAGTTTTGAGTTGCACCAGCATTTTGGAATATTTCATTGATTAAAATAACTCCGTTGCTAGTGGATATACCTGTTATATTAGAACCAGATGATTTTAAACTAAAGGTATTTGCTATTCCAGTAAAAGAACCCGAAATATCATCAAAAATATAGTTTTTATAATAAGTTTCATTTGTTCCGTTTATTTCACCAGATCTCATAAACATTCTTCCGTGGAATTTCGAACTAGTCGATACTCCTAACCAATATCTAGAATCTGGAGCAGCAGTAGAAGTTGTTAAAGGAATATTTCCATATGGTGCAGTTACAAAATTAATAGAATTTCCTACAATATTATAATCACCAACAACTTTAGTTACTAAAGAACCTGTAGAATAACCTGCGTAATTTGTACCTAACCAAGATCTCTTTACTCTAATTCCATTGGTGCTACCTATACCAACACCATCAATTCTTAAAATTTCACTGCCAATTCTAATTAAATCTCCACCAAAGAAAGAAGTTATTCCAGTAAAATATATTATATCATCAATAGATGAAACTCCTCCAGCAAGAGTTGTTGTTTGTGAAGTAGAAACTATAGGTGACTGAATATTATTATCTAACGCTATTAATACTTTATTATTTTGATTGTGTGCATATAAAGTATGAGAAGTTCCTATTCCAACACTTGTTAGGTCAAAAGTTACAGGAATTGCTTTAAGAGCATTCTCTGAACTTTCGGCAAATTTTAAAGTTTTTTCGTCTATTTTTACTACGTATATTGTTGATGGTAGTTTATCGGTAGTTCCAAGTCCAACAACCGATGTTGTAGCAATTCCAATAGATTGATTGGAATTAATTCCTGCAGACGAGTAAGAAAGTTTTTCTCCCGTAACAAAGAAATGATTTGGAATTGTTACTGTATCTTTAGTAATATCTACAATAGTATTAGAATTACCCAAAAAGTCTCTAACAAAAATTGGTTTTGTTTCGTAAGTTAATCCAAATGCTCTCTTGATATCAGTTTCAGTTCCATAATAGTTAGAGAAATCTGTTTCAATAATCGCATTATTCAGGTCAATTTGATCAGGTAAATTTCCTACCTCATCAAATGTAAAGGCATTCATATATACCTTCACTGCAACATCGATATTTGGTAGAGGAGTAAATGTTAAATTAGTAATAGTAGAATTTACAGAACCAATCGTCCCTAAACCAGCAAATGTTGCAACAACACCATACTCTGTTTGGAAAGTTTGAGAGTGAGTTTCATTGTCGATAACTAAAACTTCAGACATCTGATGTCTATTATTAGTAATATCGGATACTTGTACAATAAAATATGCGGCTCCTGCTGTTTCTGGATAAGTTCCAACTACATTTGCAGTTGGAGAAGATGTAGATGCTATAGAAGTAGAAGTTGAACTAATAAGAACATGTCGCATTTGATATGTTCCTATGCCAGTCGAAGAAGTATCTGCAATTGAAACATTAATGAGATTGACGGTAGCAGCTATACCTGGATTTGGTTTAAAATCTAAATTAACATTAGACCCTGATATGTAAGCATTATATGTTCCTATTCCCGCACCAACATAATCTTCATTAGAGAGATTGTTTAATTTTCCAAATTCTAAAATTTGAACATTGGTTCCATCATGAACTAAACTAATTTCATCATATTGATATAATCCTGTTGGGGTTCCCATTTCCACTAAAATCTTTGAGGAAGTGTATGTTGTAGCAATTCCAACAATCGTGGTAGTGGTTCCCGCAGAAACAAAAATACTTGAAGATGCAATACTAACACATCCAAAATTAATATTACCAACAGAACTTAAAGTATCCTTTAAATTGTAAGAAATGGTTGTTACATCGTAATCATTTACCTCGTATTTGATTGGATAGAATTGTAATATAACGTCTGTTCCATCAATTACAACATCATAATATCCCAAATCATCTATTCCCTCAAGTCCATATTGATTTAAATATGTAAGATTATTATTATCAATTAAAAAAGATGCAATAGTCAATTGTCTTTCATCAGTATATCTCGTATCTCTAGTATAAATGATATACTTTTGAACTCTAGCAAAAGAAACAGGAGTTCTGTGAATAATACTGTATTGAAGTGATCTTGGATTACTATTAAATTGACTGCTTATATCATCAATAAGGAGAACTCTATTTCCAACAGATTCGAAATAATCATTTAGAATTGCACTATTAAATATTATTTCATTAGAAACTAAGTTTGAATTTATATTTAAAGCATTTTCTCTTACTAAATCAAAATTATAAACACAATTCAAATCAACTATCCCAGTTAGATCAATCTTTAAATCAATATCTGTAGTATTGGTGGTTAATCCAACAATCATTGAGTTGGGATTAAAAAGTTTCGATTCTAATTGATAATCTGAGAATTTTTTAAACCCTGCAGTATGATTTAAATTACTTACTGCATCTTCCCAAGTATCATAATCAACTGTTGATTTTAGAGAATATGAGAAGTTTTGATAATAAAAACTATCTTGAATTCTTTGTGAGTTCTCATTTAAGAATCCAGCGTTATATGACCAGTTACCCAAAACCTTCGAAAAAGAATCGAGAGTATAATCTGAGTCATAATTAATCGATTCCTTTATAAGTGCCTGAGAATTTGAAGATCTTCCCAAGATAATTCTACCAACCTCAAAGTCTTCTCCAGACTCGATGGACACATATTCTGTAATGGGATTCCATCTAATTAATTTTCCAATATTGTTATCACCTAAAATACTAACTTCTTCACCAATGAAGAAATCATTTATTTTTAATTTAACATTAAAAATTGGAAAATGTTTTTCAGGAATTGCTCTTCCAGAAGATTTTGCGGAATCAAATTCTCCTGGTTCTTCTCCGGAAGATAGTAAACCAGTTAAATTATAAACAATACTTGCTCCCAAACCACCATAATTTGGATTTATACTTTTAATTTTAAATAATTCATAATTATAATTTTCAGAATTATAACCTTTATAAGTTGATCCTGCCCCAACAGTTTTTATACCAACATTTTCGATTAAAACTTTGTCATTGACCGAGAATGGGAATCCTCCCACAGTTGTAAATCCAACAGAAAGAAAAGCGGTAACGTCTTTTGTTGCTGGGTTGTAAGAAACACTGGAAATCCCAACCCCATTACAATTTTGTGTAGGAATGATTGTAGGATTTACTGCAAATAATCCTTTTGTATTTTTGAGAATAGTTACAGTATCATTTTCAGTATTATATCTTAAATCTATATCTAGAACTGGTTTTCTAGTGTTTCCATCAATAACAATTAATTTTGGAGCAGTTATATAACCAATACCCACAGATGTAACGCCGACAGAATCAAAGGATGATAAAGGTTTTACCTTTAAAACTTGAGGTATTTTTGCTATTGGTCTAACTGTCGAATCTGCAGAATAATCAAAACCAATATTTTCAATTTTAACTTTTTTAATTATTCCTATCGATGAACTTTGTGGTTCTAAAAGTGCATTAGATCCAGTTTTACTTGAAATCGTAGATATTCCTGGAATAACATCAAATCCAAAACCTTTACTGACAATATCAATATCTTCAATAGGTCCAAAGGCTGTGATAGAATTTGTATCATACTTTATTAGTGAATTATTTTTGGTATATTCAGTTGATTCTGGATGTTCTAAGAGATTATATGTAAACGTAGAACCAGTAGAAACAGTTACATCATAAGATCCTGTATATAAACTATCATTAACAAAGATAGTATTATTTTGATATGCATCTGTATCAATAACTATTTCTTTTTTATTAGTTGGAATTGATATTAAATTTGCAGGTGTTAAGTTGTAAAATAAGAGTTGTGGGGTATTTTTGTTTATAGTTACTGATACTTTAACGCTTGTCGATACACCCGCTGTACCAATTTTTTCCACTACTAAATTATTATTTTCTATCCTTTCATACTTTTTCGAGAAATTCTTGTCAGTAAAAATATTAAAATCAAAAGATGCTACTGTAAGTGTACCCTGACGATGAAATAAAGAGGGGTCAGAAAGATCAAAATGTATCGTTGAATTTCTGTAAATGTCTATCGGTGGATTAACTAACGATAAAGTTCCACTAGAAGAACTAGTGATATTGACAATAGATGGTTTTGAAGAGGTTGAATCATAAAGAGTTTCGGTTAGTTTTATAGTATCTTCATCTACAACGTAAACATAATAAATTTTATTATTCTGCAATCCTCCAGAGGGTGACGATGAAGTGTGAATTGCAACTTGACCATTGTATAAATCGTGGTTAGAAATATTAATAGAATTTTTCTCAATATCAATATTTGCGGATGCAAATGTTTTTGAATTAACTGTTATTCTTCTGTTATATTCATTGTACTTAACATAAAAAGTTGTTGCTATAGAAGGATTTACTGATATTGTGATATTATCACCTGTTGTTAATCCATGCGTTTCTGCTGTGGAAACGATAGCAATATTTTTATCAATCCTGCCTGTTAGAATATTTGAATAGTTTGTTTTAAAACTATGATAAACTCCTGTCCCAATTCCAGTAAAGAAAACAGTGCTTTGACTTGATGTTGTTGAAGCAATTCCAACAAATGTTCCTGTTGTCCCTAAACCAACTTTTACTGTAGATATACCAATTAAATCTGAAGTTAATTTTGCTACAAAGAATGTCGCTCCATCAGAGACGTTAATTGAACTGATGCCATTAGTAGAAATCGCTATGGTCGATCCACCGTTTGAATTATAGATTAAACTATCTCCAGTTTCTAATCTATGGTCTGGGAGATAAATTGTTTTAGTTGAAATAAAAGTTTGAGTAATTCCAGCTCCAGGATTTGAAAAAGTGAGAGTTGATCCAATACCAACTCCAGAAATAGTTCCAAGACCAACTGATTCTTTTGGATTAAAATAAATTTCTTTGTTTCTTAAATTTGAGAAGGTTGTACTATATCCAGAATTGACATTGAATTTTTTGGAAATTTCAAATATTGGTGTATTTGCTGTATGAGCAGATCCTACCGTCCCATCAATTTGTCTCAAAACTCTAATTCTGGAAGAAACTGGATCAATATTTAAGACTTTTACTTTTTCATTTTCAATCTGTAAAATATCATTTTCTTTAATATTTGGATAAAACAGATTTCCAGTCACTGGAATATAAGTTACAATTCCAGTAATACCAGTTGATGATATTCCTAAAGAGGTAGTTCCAACTCCAACAACTAAAAGTTTATTTGTTGTTATTCCTGCTCTATAAGATCCTTCAATAAAAGATGATGTTGTACTTAAACCAGAAATTCTAATTAAATCAAAATCATTTAAACCATGAGGTAATGATGAAAATCCAATAAAACTTCCATCACCATTTAAAGGATAAAATTCAATATTATTAATTGTGGTGGAAGAAAGACTAACTGAACTTACTTCTTTACCAGATAATCTTGATACTTTTGCAGAAAATCCTTGACCTTTTGTATTAGAAGGATTTAATAATATTTTATCATTTACTTTATAATTTAATCCCCCAGTTATAATTCCAATACTTTCTACAGAACCTACGCTTGTGGTTTTTATTTGAGATGTTTGTTCTTTGAATTTATTTGGGAAAATGAGATAATCATAATTACTATTTTCTTCATTAAAGTTATATGAAGATGAATTTCTCAACCAACTGCTGGTATTTAAATTGTACTTATCTTGATTAGATGCTGGATTGAAATTAAATTTATTTGGTGAAGAATGATAATTTTTTCCAATTAAATATGGGAATTTTGGTCTCCTATATCCACCAAAAATTCCACCTTGATCTAAACTATCCTCAAAAGTTGCAAAATATGCATAAACTCCATTTGGGAAATCTGGAGTTTTACAAAATCTTCCGTTATTTTCGTCTAAAACTGTTTCATCATCTGAAGGTAAAAAGTCAAAATCTTCAACAAAAAATTCTGAAGGGAAAGAAGGTCTATTAGACTTTAGAGATTGTTTGTATCCGGATTTCATCTTAACGATTAAACCGCCGCCATTTTTAGTAGCATATCCATAAGGGCCATAAATCGGATTTCCATCATAAGCCCATCCAATTATGGGAGAATGATTTTGATTTGTAGTCGATGAAATAATCTCAGTATTGTTGAGAGTGTTGAGATCTGGTTCAAGATATAAAGGATTGCCTGATATATCAGATGCATATGAAGTTTTTCTTAACTCTCTTGGTGCATATAAATGACAGTATTGGACCCCATAATCTTTGTTGAGTGCTTCTACCAATACACCATCATCTTCATTTAAGATATCAAAATATTTTTTAAATAAATTGATAGTCCAAGTTTTTATTTTTGTTTTAAACTTCACTCCAGAACCTGGAGAAACTATTTTAAGTGTTGTTAGATTCTGTGAATAACCTTTTCCAGAATTAATGATTTTTACAGAAGTTATTTGCCCATTTGTAAGAATAGGGGTTAAGGATGCACCTGTCCCATCACCATCTATTATTATTTTTGGAGGAGAAGTATAGGAATCACCATTATCATTAACTAAAACTTCAGATATTTTTCCATCAACTACTATAGGATATAAAGTTGCTCCAGATCCACTGTAAACTTCAATACTTGGTTCTCTAAAGAAGTTTATAATATCTGAAGATCCATATCCTACACCACCGTTAATCAAGTGAACAGAAGTAATTTCTCCTTGAAAAATTGGTTGAACTGTACATTTGAATTGTTGATTGGAAATTGAAGCAATTCCAATATTACCTACAATATCTACTGTTATGTTTGGGTAATTAAATATGTGAGTTCCTACACCAACACTGTCAATATCAACATATTGTTTTGTTTTATAGAAAAAGTCTAAACTATCAGTTGTTAATCCAACATTTGATAATTTGAATGTGTTGTCGGTTAATTTTGTAACATAATATCTTGATGTAGTTGAAAGACCACTAGCAGAAGATCCATCTACACTATATGTTACAATTTCACCAGAGTTGTAACCATGATTTTTTATAGTAATTGTATTTAAAGATGTATCAATTCCAACAGAAGAACAAGTTCTTTTTTTATTCTCATATCCACTTCCATTGTTCATTACTACAATAGAACTTACTAATTTCTTTTTATTAAATGCCTCAAGAGAATGATTCCCTTTACCATATCCCGTCAATGAGATAGTATTAATTCCTAAAACAGAATCATTAAATGTTTTATGGAGTTTTACTGTAGTAGAATTTTGAACAGAAACATAATATTTTGAATCTGTTGTTAATCCAGAAATGCCATCTTGAGAAAAAGTTTTGTATATGATTAATTCATTATTTCTAAATTTGTGGTAAGTAGTAAATCCTAAAGTATTATTTGTGATATTTACAATTCCACTCTTTTCTTCGGAATTAAAAGAAACTTCGTGTAAAGTGTCTGTTAAAATTGCTTCCGCAGTAGCATTGGCACCATTTCCTCCAGATATAATAACCTTTGGAGTTTCTGAGTAATCAAATCCAGGGTCAGAAATCCTTATCTCTTTTAAAAATCCTTTTATTGAACAATAACCAGTAGCTCCAACTCCTATTGCGTCTTGTATGATTAATTGTGGTGGATTAACAATGTCATAATTTTGACCGCCACTAATAACTTCTACTTCTTCAATATCTCCATAATAAACTGAATCTTTTGATTTATAGTTTAATACTTCAACTCCATTGACGAAAATACCCGTTTGTCCAGGTAAAGTTGCATGGATTTTTCTGTCATTTACTGGATTAGAAATTTCTCTTAAAAGTTTTTGGTGTGTAAGAGATTTCTCTTTAAATCTTAAAATTTCTATTTTATTGTTTGTTATGAATTTTTCAGAATCTAAAGTGACAAAAATTTTATTGAAGATGTTAGATCTACTTCTAGATAATTGTATACGATTTTGATCTACTCTTTTTACATAATAAATTCCCTCATCAAACAGAGAACTTATAATAGTTTCCCCATTTTTTTGTGGAGTATAGTAAACAGCATCGCCAGTATAAAATCCATGATCAACACCTGAAGTGATTGTAAAAGTGTTTCCAGCACCAACTAATCCATCTAGTGTATATGATAAAATTTGAGGATCAATCGACTTGGAATAATATGGGAGAGATGAAGATGATACTAAAGTTTTATCTTTTAGTTGATATGTATTTTGAACATTAGCATCAAAATTATTAATAGGATATTTTGTAGATGAAGTTTTTAATCTATTTCTCTTAACAGTAAAAGATAGAGTCATATTTAAAGTCGTAGGTCCTTCACAATTAAAAATTCTACTACTTAAAATATTCGTAATAGTGAAAGAATATGAAGAGTTATCAGAACTAGTAATTGTTATTCGATCATTAACTCTGAAAGAATGCATATCAAATAAAGTAATTTCATAATTCTTTGATCCTACTAATTTTATATTCTTTACATTAAAAGTTGTGGCAGTATTAAAATACCAGTTGTTTAATGACTTTTCTTTTGGAGAAATTCCAAGAGTTTTTATTTTGATAGTTTCTCCTGGAGTATGATAATACCCAGAATTATTGATGTTTAAAGAATTTAGAACTGAACGAATTTTGATCTTAATTTGATTTGTTGATCCAATTCCAGCAAAAGAGTATGCAAAAGTATTAATATCAATTGAAGTATTATCTGGTATTGTTTCTGTATTATTAGTGCATTGAAAGAATTGAGTAAATGATTTAGATTTATAACTAATAATTCCAGAGTTTCCACTTGGATACTGTACAAAAAGTTCTCCACTTTGTGGAAATCCTACAGTTGAATCGACATCAATATAAGTTTGACCTATGGAAACTTGACCGATTACTTTTGTTTTAGGATGAACTGAGAATTTGCCATAAATTGCGCCGTCTACTATGATATCTCTATCATATCCAGAATCTAAACTAATTTGATAGTATGAATTTGTATTAACACCTACGTTTACTTTTTCAACCTTTGTTATTGGCGCATTAGCCGCATTAATGTTACCATAAGTATCTTGTTTTAAGGTTAAATTTCTTAACTCAAAAGGATTCCCCGATATACTTTCTACAACTAAGTCATTGGTTATTTTATAACCAGCATCCGATGGTCTAAAAAGAAATTCTCTTGGTTTTATTATTTCTACATTTTCTCCATAAAGAGCAGAAAAAAGAATTTTAAAGGACTGATCTGTTCCTTTTGATGAATAAAAATCCTTTGATTGTTTTATGAATATATTTTGATCTAATGGAAAATCGTTTGTTGGACCACCAGCAACTCTAGGAATTTTTCTAACAGCAAGACTTCTATCTTCAAATCCAGGTAAAAATTGTCTCTTTATTTTTTTCAAAAATTCATTTAAAAATAAAACACTTAGATTTTTAATTATACTACCTTTGGAGTGCTCTAGAGCAAGAGTTGACTTAAAAACCAATTCTTCAGGATTATCAATTTTTTGATATGAAGAAACACCAGAAAAACCTCTAATACATCCAGTAAAAGAGGAGGAAGTTTTTCCAGTATAAGTGATAATTTCATCACCTATTTTTAACAACCCATAAGAATCTGGGAATCCGGAAGTTCCTTTTGGAGAATTATCTAAATCAATATTAATGGTTTCGTTATCAAAAGATATTGGTCCTTCTAAAATAACAGATTGATTTAAGTTCGTTATTTCATTTAATTTTATATAATTATCAATATTTTGAATTAAATCGACTGCACCACCTTGATATTCTTGAGAAAGGTAATATTGTGATAAAAATTCTGAGACGAGAGGAAATTCCTCTCTTACATATTGAGGGAGTTGATTCTTAACAATATCATTGAATTGAACTCTTTTTTCTATCATTTTATTATAATCTTATTAGATTCCCGTTGCTATAACTTGAGGGTGAAGTGTAATTTGATGCCGAAAAATCTAATCCAGAAGAAATCTGATCTTCTATCATTTCAAAATTACTCTTACTTATATCTAGTTGCAAATACAAATCTCTTTTTCCGATAACATCATTTGAATTTGGTATTGCAGATATTTCAATAATTGCTTGTCCGTCTTTATTCTTTGCAGATACAATATTAATAGGATTTAAAGTTATTCGTCCATTTTTATAGTCAATTGACCCCACATTTTCTTTTATAATCGTGTGACTTTTTGAAGATGTATTTGGAACAATAAAAAGAAAAATACTTCCCTTTTCTTTATTTACCCCATCTACCCTATCACCAAGATACAAAGTTTGATTTAATCTATCAATCCTAAATCCAGTCGATTTAATATTGAACATATCTTTTTTGATATGAAATTCATTACCAAAATCAATTTTATACTCGGTAAATGCGTTTAGAACTACTCTCAAATCTCTTCTCATTTGAACTGTAGTTATATTTGAAGTAACAGAGGCATCACTTCTATCGATTATATTTAAAAATTTACTATATTTAAATTTTGCACCAT